GCTCAATGCTGATGAAGAGCTTCGAGTTTTGTACGTTGGCTGCACGCGAAGCAGAGAAGGACTGTACCTTATCCCTGCCTCGGGCAAGTATTCTCTGTCTAAACTTATAGACATAGTAAAGGAGCTGAATGATGATTAGAGACGAAATAATCGAAAATCTTCCTGAAGAGATTAAAAATATGGCTAAGTTTTACTGCAAGAATGACCTTAAGCATACCTATGCTGACAATGAGGAACAGCTTGCAGAAGATGTGAGCCGTGCTTGGCTTGATGGATTTATGGCCGCTATAGAAGGCCATGTAAAATGTGACTGGGATTGGACTCCTGTGTCAGAAAAGCTTCCTGACAAGACAGATTATTACGAAGTAACGCTTGAACTCGATACAGTAACCCCAATGTCTTGTGTAGAGATTTTACAGTATGACCATATAGGGCACCGTTGGGCTACTGATAACCAAAGAAGTACAGTTACAGCTTGGAAACCATTAACGCCACCGTATCAGAAACCTGAGGGTGACTGGGTAGTCAGAGATAAGGAGCCATTATGACATCACAGCATAAAATCATAAAGAAAACAAGGAAAATGCACAGATGTGACATATGTGGCAGAAAGATACCTAAAGGTTTCTCAGCTCATTTTTATACAGGTATAAACAATGATGATGAGTTCTTTAACTGTTACTTATGTAATACTTGTGAGACGCTTACTAATGAGTTTCCGAACACTGTAATAGACTGTTGTGAGGGTTACTTTGATACACAGACCTTGTATGACAGTATGAGTGAAGAAGGCGTAAGCACACCACTACAGTTACTTAATAAACTTAGGAGTCGAATGAAATGATAAATGAGGCATTAGCAAGAGATATAGATAAGATTATTTCCTGCATGGATAGTTTCCAGCAAGACCACGGAGAGCTCAGATTTAATCTGACTGTTCAAAGTTATGCTCAGGGGCACAGGCTCACAGTAAACGTTTTTAAGACAGACGAAGCTTCAGGGAAGTCACGCGCGATAACTTTCTGCGTTGAAGATACAAACTTTCTGTACGAAACTTTTTCTAAATATGTAAACAAGCTCTATGAGGAGGGATAATGCTCGCATACATAATGTTTTTTGCAGCAGTGCTATTTGCACTTACTATAGAGATATATGGTTTTAATGAAGCTTATAACACACTCACTAAGGCATTGTGCATAGCTTCTATAATTCTGACAGCTATAATTGCTGCGGCCGCATTTATAGTGTGCCAGTTGGTAGACAGAGGAGTAATCAAACTATGAATGACGGTTGTTTTAAGGAAGAGGTTTGTAGCAAATGTACAAACTTTATGACTGTTCCTAACTGCTTTAAGTGTAGGGTATACACAGGAAGTGATGAAGGCCCGGATTTCAGTCTTAAGGGGAATACCGTAACTGCTAACTGGAAAGCAGCACAGAAATGCTTTTCACAGCCTGAAGGTGACTGGGTAGTCAGAGATAAGGAGCCACTATAGGAGCTGAACGATGATTAAAGCTATAATTTACAGACAGTCAATCAGAGATTGTGAGCTTCGCCACAGAAAGCTCCGTCTGAGCAGAAAAGAGTGCATATTTTTGTATGGAAGACTGATGTGCTATCATTTCCAAGAAAGAATAAAGGGTTACTGGAAAGAGGTTATGGTGGACGAAACAGTCAAACTTGATGGGCTTAGCAAAGAAGCTTTTGCAAAGCTTTATACTATGATGTAGGAGTCGAATAATGTTACAAGCAGAAAGAATAGTTCGTGAGCTGTTGAGCGCAGCAGATAAGTTTATGAGAATAAACAAGACTGACTCAGCGGTGCTTATAGTGTCACCTGAAATATTTGCAGAAATATCACCTTCGTTATCAGACATCAAGCATGATAAAAGCTACTCAAGTGGACACTTAGGCAGGCATTACGTGAAAAGTGACCCGTTTATTGCACATGGCAATAAAATGATAGTATATAAGCCGATAGAGCTTGAAGGTATACTACGGTTGCGTGCAGAAGATTATCTTCCTGCCTTTACCGACCCTGAGGTTGAAAAAATGCGAAAGCATATAAAGAATGCTAAGAAAAAGGAGGCTGAATAATGTGGACATTTATTGCATTTATAAGCACTAATTTTGTTTGGTTCTTTATAGGTTTCTTCACGGGAATCTATATCGATAGAAAAATGAAAGAAGACGAAAAGGAAAAAAAGGAGGATACCGATGAGGTTCAGAGTACTGAATCGTGACCCTCTGTATGATTACAGAGAGGCGTGCAAGATTACACAGGGTGAAGATATGGAGCTGCAGAACACATTCTTTAAGCCAAAGGATGAGGTAGAGTTTTGGATAAAGCAGATTTGTGCAAATCATTCTACCCTGCGTTCCGTTCATTTCCGTCTTGTAGACACAAGACCAAAATCTGTGATTATGCAGATTATCAGAGCAACCAAAGGACACCCTCAGCCTGAGGTTGAGAGTTCACGTCCTGACTGGACAGGGAAAGAGAGAAGCTCAGACCCTTACGAGGATAAGCTTTTCATGCAAGACCATACAGCAGAAAGCTTTATCGAAATGGCAAAGCAGAGACTGTGTGCACGCACAGAGTCTAAGACAAGACAGTTTATGGCTGATATGGTTATAGCCTTGAGGCAGGACAGAAATCCTTTTCTGAAGGCTGTCGGTTACTGTTGTGCTCCTGCCTGCGGCTGGCTTGGCGGAAGGTGTCCTGAGATTAAGCCTTGCAGACCAAGCAAAAAGAAAATTGCTGATGAAGCAATAGAGTTGTACCGTAAAGGAGTGATTTAGCGAGAACAGTAACTAAAGACTGGCTTGAGCACGGCGAAGACCACGGTTTCTATCTGATTGGTGGTAAAGACCGCGAGAACTTTTACCCTGCTATTATCGGTCTTGCAAAAGATATGAGCCATGTTGCTTACAGCTTCGAGCGCTTGTGTGAGTGTTTTATGAAGCAGAACAGCTGGACTTGGGAAGAAGCTTCTGAGTGGGTTATTTACGATGTAGAGCGGGCGCTTCCGTATTACGGAGACAAAGCACCTGTGATACTTCCGAATAACTTTATCTCAAGCAGAAATAAAACATACGAACCTATAAAGGTCGAAGGAGCTAGAAATGGCAAGATGTAAAGTCTGTGGGAAACAGATACCACGGGGAAACGTTATGTGCAACGATTGCACTGAGGCTACTAGGATGAAAATACCATTGCCGCCGAACGTAGGGTCAGCAGTAAAACCTGCTCCTGCTTCAGAAGTAAAAATTACTATGGATGAAGTACAGGGGAATGTTCTTGCACGCATGATGAGCGATAAAGACCCTTACGGCGAAGTGCCTACACAACGTAAAATCCGTGAAATCACAGACGCAATGAAGGACTTGCTTCTGTACAAAAATCAGAAGTACGGTGACAGTGCAATCAACCCGATTGAAATATTCACAAAGCATCTCAAGAACGTAGATACGAAAACCGCCGCAATCCTTGTACGAATTGACGACAAGCTCAGCCGGGTAAAAAATGGTGATGAGCTTCGTAAAAACGATATCTGCGATTTGATTGGCTATCTTACCCTGCTTAATGTCGCTATCGGCACTACAGCAGAAGACATTGCAAAGTTTAAGGACTAAGGAGGAATAACATGGTCACAGGAGCTGCATTAATTATAATTGCATACTGTACTCTTAGTGGCGCGGCTAAAGTAGCTGTAATAGTACTTGGCGTTATAAAGGCACTATCAAACGCCTATGGAATTACATTGAGTCTGTTAAGCAAGACAGACGAGGAGAAATAAGATGTTAGAACTGAATGAATATCAGAAAAAAGCACATGAGACTGCAAGTTACCCTTGTGGCCTCATCGCAGGTGATAACATAAACACCCCGGTCAATTATCTTTATCCTGCTCTCGGCTTGGCTGGGGAAGCAGGAGAAGTAGCTGGAAAGTATGCAAAAGCTCTCCGCGACTGCTCAGGTGAAATCAGCGAAGAGCGTAAAGGCGCTATCGTCAAAGAGCTCGGGGACGTTATGTGGTTTGTAGCTGAGCTTGCTACCTGCCTCGGTGTTGATTTGGATTTGGTTGCAGAAATGAACCTGCAAAAGCTTGCTTCACGCAAGGAAAGAGGAGTAATCGGTGGCGACGGAGATGACCGATAAGAAGCCAAAGTCTACTCCTGCCCGGCACGGTATTCCCTGCTCTCCTGAGGAACTCAAGGAAAGCGAGAAGTGCTGGGCCGATATGGAAGACTGCTTCAAAAATCTTTCGAAAAAGAAATAATTTTTATTGACAATTATTATTGGTAGCTATATAATGATTGTATACTTCATATGAAGGAGGTTCTAAATGAAAGTATTTGGTATTCTTGGCGCTATCTTTTTCGCAGCAGCTGTTGCCGTAGGTTACTTCTGTGACTTCAAAGGTGACTCTCTCGTTCAGGTAGCTCTTGAAGCTTTCGCATTTGCTTCATTGATTATCGGTGAAGTAAAGAAGGCAAAGGCAGAAGGTAGATTCAACTGGAAGTTTATCTTGTCACTCGTATTCGCTGCTATCGGTGGTATACTGTGTGCCGTAGGTTTAGTTTCAGAAACTATCTTTGCTACAATCGCAGGTGCCGTTCTCGGTCTCATCGCGATTTTTGCAGGCTTGCTCGTCATTAAGAAGAAATAGCTTGTGTCCTCTCCTGCCTCATTCACGGGAGAGGACTTTTTGTCTGTGGAGGTACAGAATGAAAAAGATTGACTATCTTATGGTTGCGGTTTGTCTCCTGCTTACTATTTTGATTACAGCATTTGCAGATAAGGATACAAGGGATAAAAACGAAGCTGACAGTGCAAGAGCTCAGGAGATTACTGACAGCAGACAAAATGAACGCATTGAAGAGCTTGAAAAGGAAGTACGTCTTCTGAAGACAGACTTATATATTTTGCAGAACGGATATGAAGGAGCAGAGAATGATTAGCAGTTTGGTTTGGTTGTTATTAATTAAGTTAGGCGTAATTGACCCGATACACGCACCGTGGGAGATATACATACCTGCATTGATTTTTGAAGTAATCTTAGACTGCATATTTCTGCCTAAGATATTGGATAAGTTAGATGAGTGGAGAAAAGGAAGAGACAAAAATGGATTTTAAGCAGCAACTCAAAAGGCTTTCTGAAATCGCTCGCAAGAAACAAGGTGCATTTCAAAATGCAGTTGACGAAGTTACGAAATTAATACAGACAAAATATCCTGAGCTTACAGCTGAGTATTCCATCAGCGATGGCGGAATTATTTTCATTGAAGATTCCACAGGGGCAGAATACTATAGCTTAGAGCAAGTTTATGCCTATCTTGGAAGGAGAAAAGGAAAATGACTGAACTTGAAGCATTGGCAAAAGATTGTATTGAAAATCATACACATAAGTTAGTTGATAAACCAACAAAGCAAGATATTTATTTGCGAGAAGAGTCAATTTTTATTCAAGGGTATAGACAATCTGAAAAGCGTATTGCAGAACTTGAAGCACAGATTGAGAAAATGAAGAACTGTAAAAATTGCAAGAAGTTGAAAAAAGAAAAAGATGGACTGTTAATTTGTACAGTTGGAAGTTTTTATACAAATACTTTTGGAAAGAATTGTGATAAATGGGAGATAAAAGAAAAATGAATAGAAACAAATGGTTTTTGAATGGTGGCCGTGGGAGTGGAAGAAGTTTCAGACTTCTTTGTGAAGCATACGAAAACAAAATTGCAGAACTGAAGAAGAAAAATCTTGATGCAAAAGAAATCATCAAAAAGCTTATGGTCTTTGCAGAAATAGATAACAGAGAATACGAAGAAGCATATAAAGAAGCAGAACAATTTTTAAGTGAGGTGGAAAAATGAACATGTTTGGAGTTACATTAGGGTTCGGATTAGGATGGTCACTGTACGGAATAGTGCAGCTGATTTTCAGTTCAAAGAAGCTGACCAAGAAACTATGCCCGCATATGTTGGCATACGAGGTAGAAGAAGACTGCAGGCATTACAGGCTCAGAGCCATAGCTTTCCTCTGCTTTGCGATAGCATCATTTATAGCGGCATTTATATTTAAAACACTATAGGAGGAATTATGAAATCAAATATTCATGCAAGCTTGGACTTAGATTGGTGGGACATGAGTAGAGGCCCAAGCGTAAACGTAGGAGATTAAAATGAAGAAACTTGTCATACTTGGAAAAGCACCTGTGAAAGGCAAGCAGTGCCTAGATGCCAAAATTGATTTCCCTGACTGTGAAGTGTGGACAGTAGGTACACATAAGATTGAACATGCTGACAGATACTACGAGTTCCACGGACTTGCCTTGTCAGCAGACAGGCCTGTGTTCCGTGGTGTCAGTGATGACGTAAAGGCTGTTTCTTCCCTGCTTCCTGTGAATAACTCTGTAAGTGCCATGCTCTTGGAAGCATACTTTGAAGGATACAAAGATATTGAAATCCTCGGCTGTCCTATGATTGCTAAGGACGAGTATCAGAAACAGAAACCTGCCGTCGCTATGTGCGTTGGCTTCTGTCTTGGCAGCAGCAGGGATAGTATCCAAATATCTTGGGACGGAGCTCCTGAGCTTGTGAACTACTATGAGAGGTATCAGTAAGGAGTAAAACTATGGATTATGAAGTTGGTGATAGAGTTCGAGCCATAAATCATTGGGATAAAAGTGAACTGATTGGAAAAGTAATAAAAATCGAAAGACATTATGCAGTTTATATTGAGTGTGATGACGGTGAACTAAAAAAGTTACAAAGAAGGCATTGGTGTATTAAAAAGGAGTAGCCATGTTTGAACGAAAAGAAGACTTAGAAGAACTTCGAAAAGCACAGTGTGGTGTAGTGGACGTAATCATTACCGAACAGGTAACATTCCACACTAAGGCTTGGCTCTGCTTTGACTTAGATAAGCGAGAAACATTTGTTATGACTGGGGAAGAATATCGCAGAGCTAGAGAGCAGTTCAAAGTGGCCTGTGACATACTAAAGAAAAATGGTCTTGTTTTTACACCCTGCTTTTATGTTGAAACAAAAACAGGTAAGCATTTTAACTGGGTGTGGAGACCTGACGGAAATTATAGCGAGTATGAGGTGAGTAAATGAAGTACTTAAGTCTTGATATTGAAACAAGCGACCCGTACCTGAAAGACCACGGAGCAATAAAGGCTCGTGGTACTTCCTGCGTTTTCGGGCGTGGACGTATAATCGTAATCGGAACTTATGACGGAAAACAGAAGAAGAGCTACGACGGAAACGGCGGAGCATACATTAAAAAGCTCTTCCTGAACCCTAACGTAACAATCATCGGAGCAAACATTCAGTATGATGCCGTATGGCTTATCCTGAAGCACAACATAAATCCTAAGGACGCAAAGTGTCATTTCATTGATGTTTCTGTAGTTGAAAGCCTTATAGACGAGTATCAGAAGTATGACCTTGACAGTCTTGCCTTAAAGTACCTCGACGAGCATAAAGGAAAGAGTGTTCTCGAGGGTATCTGTCAGCGCCTTGGTCTTCACGGAGACTTCCGTGAGCACCTTGGAGACCTTTGGGACAAAGGCTACAAGCAGGAAATACGTGACTATGTAATCTCGGATGCTGACCAGCCTTGGCGTATTTGGGAAAAGCAGAAGCCTATCCTCGAAGCTCAGGGCTTAATGCGTGCCTTTGAAATGAACATGGAAATGCTTCCTGTTACTATCTTTATGAAAGTACGCGGAGCTAAGTTCGATTTCGATAAGTGGCAGAAAAACTGTGCTAAGGCCGGAGAGCCTTACAACCAGCTTAAGTCTGACTATGACCGTAACTATGGCGAGGTAAATATTAACTCCCCAAAACAGCTTGCCGAGCAGATGGACAGATTTGATGTTCCTTACAGATGTAAGATTAACATTAAAGGTTGGAAGGTTACAGGAAGAAAGTTTAAGAACGCTACAGACCTCTTCAATGACGAAGAGGTTATGAGACAGAAGAAAGCTCTCAAGGATGTGTTCGGCGGACTTCAGATAGTAAAGGACAGCGAGAGACGCAAGCGTCTTGTTCTGTTTGTACCAAAGCGTTATGCAGCACGTACAACAGCGCAGATTAGTGCTATGGGATATGAGGTTTCATGCAATCCCTGTATCAACAAAGCGTTCTACACAGAGTTCGCAGGAAGCTATCAGATTGTAGCAGACCTTGTTCAGTACAAGCAGGCTAAGAACATTGTAGACAAGTTCCTTGGCTCTAAGTTTGGTCGCTTTATTGTAGCTATATACCCTGATGGTTCTCGTTCCCCTGCCTTTGACGACAAGGGAGAATTCATAGCTGAAGGTGCTGTGGACTTCCGTCTGTGCTGTACATTCAATATTGTAGGTGCTAGGCAGACAGGACGACTTTCAGCTACTACGCCAAACCTTCAGCAGGTTCCTTCTAAGACTGTGCTCTTTGAAAAGACAGACCACGCTGTAGACCTTGCAAAGATGTGCCGTGAATGTTTCGTAGCAGAAAAAGGACACGCTTTTGTAAAGTTTGACTATTCCGCTCAGGAGAACAGACTGGCAGCTCAGTTTGCCCCGGGAAAGAACGGAGAGCGTATCCGTCAGATGTATCGTGACAACCCGTTCTTGGACGAGCACTCTTACGTTACAGAAGTATCAGGACTTGCAGAACAGCATGGTAAGAAAGCAGGAAGAAAGTATGCCAAGAACCTCCGCTTCGGTGTAGGTTACGGTATGCAAATCCCTCGAATGATGACTCAGTTCGGATGGACTCAGGAGTTTGCTGAAGACCTTTACAAGAAAGTATCTGAAGCTGCCCCTTGGCTGTTCGAGCTTATGGAGCAGGTACAGGACGTTGTTATCAAGCGAAGATACATCAAAACTCTTGTAGGAAGAAGAGTTCATATGAGGCCGGGCAAAGATAAAGACGCCTATAAGTTTATGAACTATCTTATTCAGGGTTCTGCTTCTGATATGACTAAGCTTGCAACCGTAGCAGTATTTGCAGGCATGAAGAAGGCTTGGGAGACTGAACAGACTACCATTGATGAAATGGCTATCACCGTTCACGATGAGGACGACTTTGACATTGACTGCACCGACATAGAAAAGGCAGTAAAGAGAACTATGGAAATCCGCAACTGCATGGAAAATACTTCCGGCTGTGACCTTCCTATTATCTCCTGCCCTGAAATTGGTACAAGCTGGGCCGACGGTGTTGAGTGGGAACCTTCTCTTGGAGACTGTGAAGACTTTGTAAGAAGAGCCTACACAGCAATCCACAACGGTACTTTCCCTGCCTTCAAGAAACGCGTAGCACAGTTTTCGAGCAGAGAAGAGGACGACGGACTTACCTTTGCCCAATTCTGCTATCAGGTTGAAGAAGACGAAGCCGAAGAAAATGCCGAAAATATTGCATAATTTTATTAATAATTATTGACAATATATTTCAGTCGTGCTATATTTAAGTCATGGTAAAGATTAATAAATCAACAGATAAGACGGCTCCGATTTATATTTCGGGGCCGATTACATCCCTCCAAAAACTTGGAGAGGATTGGCGTCAGCCTTTCGTTGAAGCAGAGGCAAACTTAAGACGGATGGGCTTCCGGGAGATTTACACTCCTGTGAGCATAGCTGTCGGAGTTGAAGCTATGTGTGAAGCTTTAGGACGTAAAGCCGAGTACTCTGACTATATGAAGGCTGATTTGGAAATGCTTTTGAAATGCAAGAGCATTTTATTACTGAGAGGCTGGGAAGGCAGCAAGGGTGCAGCGCTTGAGTATCAGGTGGCTGACGCTTTGCATATGGAGAAATTGTATGAGCGGTAGGATGCTATTGAGAACAGAGTTCCAAGACGAACAGGACTTTAAGCGATGGTGTATGGGATATGTTTGTGCCAATAAGTCTGATACTATATTTGAAGTCGAGAATGAAGAAAAAGCACCCGGTTTCCCTGACCTGCTTAAAATAGACTACTTGGGGCGTGCGTTCTTCTATGAAATAAAGTTTGCAAGAAAAGGTGGTAGGTTTAAGTTTGAGTCCACACAGCCTAGATTTTATAAGCTGCATCCTAATCTCAATATTCAGGTCATTGTATGGGACGCAGAAATACAGGTAGTGCATTTTATTTCGGCTTTAGAGGCAGCAGATAAAGTCTTGACTAAAAGTAGTCTGACACTCAATGCGAGGGAGATATAATTATGGGACAGAAGTTTGTTATTATAAATACAGAAGCATTTTCAAAGTCAGGGCTCAAGGCTCAGAAGCAGGTAACAGAACAGGACTTGCCGTTACTCGTACAGTCTTTTCTCTCTGCCTGTCCTGACCCGTTCATTGTACTTGATGAGAGTTCACGTATTAAAACTAATACACCTGTGGCCGAGAATAAAAAATCAACTCGCACACGCTGTATCAAGCTCCTCTCAAAGTACGGAGAGCGTATGGCCCTTACAGGAACACTGACAAGTAAGTCACCTTTGAACATGGTAGACCAGTATCAGTATCTTGATAAAGGAGCTTTTCCTGAAGGAATGTTCGCCTTGGCTGAGAAATACTGTATTATGATGACACTTCGAACTCAGCGAGGAGCCCGCGTTCTTCTTCCTGAACATTCAGGAAAGGAAGACCGTAACTCTTGGCATGGTATCAGAGGAAGACTTTCAAGGGCATATGCAGTCGGCGGCATGGCTCGTCTTTCTCTGTCTATGGGCAGTGTTTCAAGAGAGCTTGGTATCTCTATGGAAAATCTTTGGTGGATAATCTGTCATAAGAAGTACAAGCCCTTCAAGGATATTTCTCCCCTTATGAAGCGCTACGCATACTGCACAGAAATTGTAAGCCGTGAGGATGCCTTTGACACTACTCTCGAAAAGTACATCGAACATCCTATCGTTCGTAAGGTAAAGCTTTCAGAGGAAGCTAAAAAGCTTTATGCACAGCTCGTAACACTCGGATTTACCGACAACCTCGTGCTCGGAAAGAGTGCAGCTTTGGAGCTCGGACAGCGCCTTATGGATGTGTGTAACGGATTTGAGCCTATCTCTTCCTGCCTCTCCTGTGAGGAAGAAGGCAGAGGAGATAACATTCTCCATAATCTCTGTCCGCTCCATGCACAATGCAAGAAGCCTAAGGCTACATATGAGCCGCTCAAGTCAAATCCGAAGCTTGAAGCTGTTATGGAACTTGTAGAGGAAATTGACCCTGAGGAACATCAGATAGTTATTTGGTCATGCAGAACTAACTTTATGGAACTGCTTGCAGAAACGCTGAACGAGGCCGGGATAGCTACCTGCTGTTTTTCAGGTCAGCAGAACGATAAGCAGAAGAAGGATGCACGCGAGGGCTTTATGGAAGGACGCTACCGTATCTGTATTGCTAATCAGCAGTCAGCTGCCTACGGTGTGAACTTTATGAAGAACTGTGACTACACAATCTATGCCTGCTCTAACTCTTCTGTAGAGTATGACTATCAGAGCCGCAGACGTTTCCTTCGTGGAGTTACAACACGTATGAAGTATGCCTACAGAATATATGTTGAAGGTTCTGTTGAAGAGCGTATTTACTCTTCACTGGATTTAGGTGATGACCTTATCAGTGAGACAAACAGTAAGGACATCTTTGAGCTTAAGGAGGACTTATGAGAAAACCTTACGAGTATCAAAAAGGAATTATCGAGCGTTCTATTGAGCGCCCATTTACAATGGTAAATGCTGCCTGCGGAACAGGAAAGAGTTTGATTGCTTCACAGACAGCTTTAGGTAAAGGTAAGCCTACGCTCATAATTACTCCTAAGAATATTATGGACGACTTCAAGGACGAGCTTATAGCTGACGGAGTTCCTGAAGAAGATATCTTTGTTTATGACGCTGCAAAGAGTCATAAAGACGGATACTATGAAGACTTCAGTCACTGGCTTTGTGCTATGGAGTATATAGCACGTAAAGAGCTTGAAGAAAAAGCAGAAGAAACAGACGATGATGAAGAGGTGATATTTTGATTCCTGAAAAAGTACACCCGGTTACGGGAGAAAAATATATCGAAGGCAAGAATAAAATTATTATGGAGTCAGGCGTAGTGCTTACTCCTGCCGAGTTCTCGGCTACGACTATGATGCCCAAAGAGGAAGTCGGAGCTTTGATGCAGGAGATTGCAGGCCGTGAAGACCGCTATCGTTTTGACTATCAGTATGCACATACGACAGGAATACTCAGACGGTTTCCGCGTAAGCCGAAGCTTCCTGTAAAAGCTGCTCCTGTAACAGAAGTGGAAACTGTGCCTGCCGAAAAACCTGAACCTGTAGAAAAGCTACAAAAAGAGCCTGTTCAGAGAGCAGCTTCCGTGGTCACAGTAATCCTTGTGGTTATGTGCTTTGTCGGAATTATGAGTGCCTGTATGTCAGCATACCATTCAACTAAGACGCTGCAGATATTCGGTCGTCCGCTTCCTGTAGGTATTATCACAGGAACTGTGATGGTTATGTTTTCTTCCACAGCGTTTACTGCAGCGCGATGGTTTTGGAAGGAAAAAGGATTTGTCAGATTTTTCGCTGTGGTTTTTCTTCTGCTCGGCGTTATGGTCATTGCCTATTCAATGTTATCTACCTTGACCGTGAATTATACTTCTTGGTCTAAGGTAGAAGAAGCAGAGAAGAGTGAGGTGGCCGAAAACAGTGAAGAGCTGAAAGCTTATGAAACTCAAATCGGCTTGAAGCAGGCAGAGCTTGATGAGCTTGTGAATGAGCAGGCAAGACTTGAGAAGGAAGCTGAGTGGTGGAAGAACAGAAGCTGGAACCGCTACGACGAGCTTTCAAGTCAGATTGCTGAGAACCGTAAGGCAGTAAGTCAGGCAAGAAGCGAGCTTACTTCCCTGATTGCCTCAAAGCCACAGGTCTCAAGCAAAGTAGTAGAAGAAAAGGAAGATGTGTTTACATTCCTTGCAGGATTTATAAAAGTACAGCCTAAAACGCTGAGACTTTTTATGCAGGCAGTTCCGGCGATGTTCTTTGATATCATCGCTCCGTTTGCTTTGTCCTGTGCAATATATTTAGCAGAAAAGAGAAAAGAGGAGGATACAAATGTCTAAGGAAAGAAAAAGACGCAAGGATGCAGTTGGCTACAAGTTCAAGCTCTACGGGCTTGCTACCTGTACTATTTACCTCAAAGACCCTAAAAAGGTTTACATCTATGAGGCAGTAATTATGCGCGAGGCCAAAAAGGTTGCCGGACACACGCAGGCTCTTTACAGCCTTTACCGCGACCTGCACAAGACAGAAAGTGCTACGACAATCTACGGTATGCGTGCTATCTGCTTCGATGACTTTAATGCTGAGAACCATTTATGCAAACTTGAAATACATCAGGAAGGCTTAAGTGAAGACAGCTCACTAGAAGAGCTCTAAAAGCGAAACCCCCTGAGGATTACAGGGGGCGGTGGTGAGTAATTAAATGAACAAAATATGACAAGAAGTTGTTACTTGGACTATGTAT